AACTTTATCTTTTTTTTATTATTGCTCTATAATAAAAAGAATGAGTCAAGACTTCACCAAAGTTCTCGTTAAAGATGACCGCCTGAATGTGACCGATGCCGTCTCCTACGCCGTCCATAAGGGAGGTCAGAACATGACGTCCTCCCAGTTCGCCGCGATTTCGCAGACTCCGTCGTCTTGCTCGTGGAACATTCAAGTTCCATCGGAACAGACGATTATTGACCGTCGTGTCATGTGGAAATCAACGGTCTTGCTGAAACTGACCGCCGTCGGCACGGCTGGAAACGCAGGTCAGATGCCGATTAACCTCGCCCTTACGGACGCTCTCGCTCCGTTCCCGCTCCACCAGTTGGCTTCGGTCATGACCGCTACTATCAACAACAACTCCGTTTCTATCAACATTCGTGATGTCCTCCCAGCCATTCTCCGCTTCAACGACCGCCGTGAGTTGGAACGCTACAACGGCATGACTCCGGTTGCTTTTGACCTTCTCGCCGACTATGCCTCGGGTGTCGGTTCAAACCTCAACTCGCTCGGTGGCTGGAACAACTCCGCTGACAACGACCTGTTCTCTCGTGGTGCTTTTCAGATTGATGCGATTGGTGCGGTTGCCTCGCCTTCGTCCCTCACTGCTTGCCCCGCTACTCTCCCGACACCTCTCGTTGATACTCAGTCGCAGGACATCTACATTCAATTCACGGTTACTGAGCCTCTGCTCCTATCGCCATTCATCTTTGCTGACCCCAAGAGCAACAACCAGGGTTTCTACGGAGTCCAGAACATGAACTTTGTGTTTAACATCGGTGATGCTACTCGTGTGTTCCGCACGGCTCTCACCAACACGGGTGCGGGAACAAGTCCCTTCGGCAACTGCTTCGTTCAGTCCGCTTCGGTCGTGTCGTTCTCTGGTTCGCAACTCATCTTCAACTTCCTCACGCCTCACCCATCGGACCTCATGCCTTCCCGCAATGCTGTCCCCTTCTACGAACTGCCTCGGTTTATCACTTCACCAGGCATTATTGTTGCCTCATCTTACAACCCAGCGGTTACTGCTTCCAATGTTCTCCTTACTCCGCAGGTCGTCGCCCTTTCCACTTCCTCCCTTCAACTCAATCAAATTCCCGACCGTCTTATCATTCAGGTTCGCACTCCCCTTAACCAGACTGCTTGGGGTCAGCCTGATGCGTTCTTGTGTATCCAGGGCATTTCCATCAACTTCAATAACCAGTCGGGTATTCTGGCTTCTGCTACTCAGCAAGACCTCTACCGATACTCCGTGGAGAACGGCAGTAATCAGTCATGGAATGAGTTTAGCGGTTTCGCAACTGTTCCCGACTCCGCCTCTGGTTGCGGTCGCCGTCTCGCTGGTTCGGGTTCTCTCCTGGTGCTGGAGTTTGGTAAGGATATTCAACTGACCGAGGACTATTATTCGGCTGGTTCTTTGGGAAATTTTAATTTACAAATCACGATTCGGTGCTACAACCAGTTCTCGTATCAGATTACACCAGAGATTGTCTTGATTACGATGAACTCGGGTCTCTTCGTGAATGAGCGTGGAACAAGTTCTACTTACACTGGTATTCTTACCAAGGCAGATGTCCTTTCAGCGTCCGCCCAAGAGCCTTACTTCCAGTCCAGCGTCAAGCGTATGGTCGGCGGTGGCTTCCTTGATTCCATCAAGTCAGTGGCGGGTCGTGTCCTTCCTCATCTGTTGAAGCACGGCAAGGCTGAACTCGCCAAGTCAGACCACCCAATGGCGAAGATGGCGAACCAGGCTCTCGGTGCGATGGGCTACGGTTCAAGCGGTGGCGGTCCAAGCGGTGGCGGTCCAAGTGGCGGTCGCATGAAGTTGGCGGACCGACTGATGGCGAAATAAATGGAACATGGAGGATATGGACCTTCGGGGACGGTTTCGCCAGAAACGGAGATGCCGTCCGATGAGTTATGTTTTGGCTGGAAAGTGTCAAATAAGGTCCATATCCTCAATCCTCCATTCCTCCGACAAAACCTACGGATTACTTTAGTATTTTTTTATTATTGCCCTATAATAAAAAGATGTCGCAACTTGAAGTCGTATCAAACCAAATCTACTCCGCTGACTTTACTCTTGTCGCTGGTCTCGTCGCCCCCGTCGCCACCGCCAACTGGGACGGCTCGTGTAAGTTGCTCTCCATTGTCCGCAAGTCCCTGGGAGCAGTCCCTGGTGTAGTCGGCACTCCTCACTGTGCCGTCATCAGTCCCATCGCCGTCGCAGGTGGTTCGGTCTGGTTGCTTGGTGTCTATTCCAGCGTCATTACAGATGTATCAGTCTATACGGTGTATTGGTCTCGTCAGTATCAGGCTTCTCCGAACTACCTTCAAGCGGGTGCGACGATTGGCGTTCAGTTCGCTCCATAAAGTGGAAATACAACGAATTATTTTTATTATTGTCCTATAATAAAAAGAATGTCTCAATTGGAAGTCTATTCTAACAAAATCTACGAGCAGTCATTCGTCCTCATCGCTGGTGTAGGTGCGGTCGTCAATCCCGCCGAGTTCAGTGCTTCGTCCCGACTCCTCTCTATTGTCCGAACCGTTGTAGGAGGCACTCCTGGCGTTCCTCATTGCCGTGTGGTGTCGCCTACCGCCGTTGCGTCCTCCGAATGGGGTCTCGGCGTCTTCTCCGCCAACGCTCTTGACACTTCCACCTATGTCGTCTATTGGACGCAACAGTATCAGGCTTCTCCGAACTACCTTCAAGCAGGTGCGACGATTGGAGTCCAGTTTGAGCCATAATTCCGATATATCTATATATTTTTATTATTGCTATATAATAAAAAGATGCCTTACGACAATCCGTATAACCGAGCAATCGCAGATAAGTTGAATGACATTGACGAACGATACGCTCACCTCTATGCTTACAGTCCAGTAGATGGACGAGGTGGCTATGCTGGTAATGGTTCTTCTGCTGGTGTGCTATTTCAAATGGGTAATGCGTCTAAGAGAGACGCAGAAGACAACATCGTTAATGACGATTTAGACTTACCTCCCGTGTATTACTACGGCAACGATGCGGAAGACATGAGCGGTGGTAGTGGCTTTGCGGAAGGTTCATTCCGTGATAGGGGCGACGGTCATCAGATGGGTGTAGAATCCGCCACGGGTTTCTTTGATAAGAGTGGCGGTCAGGGCTACTCGGGTGGTATGAGTATGATGGGTGGAGCAGTCGGCACGGTCAATCCCTTCACGGGCGGTCAGGGTTACTCGGGCGGTATAGACGGTTGCGGTCCAAGTGGCGGTCAGGGCTACTCGGGCGGAAACCTGTTCTCCGATTTGGTAGATGGTTTCTCCGATTTGGGTTCGGACATCGGTAAAGCAGTAGAGTATGTCAATCCCTTTGGCTCAGGGAAGCCAGAACATAACAAGATGAAGGCTCGTCTCCTTGGTCGTATGCTGGGTCAGGTGTTGAAGGAACACGAGAAGATGAAAGGTTCGGGTGATATGAGCGGTGGTTCGTGGTGGGACTCCCTGAAAGAAGGTGTTTCTGATGTCGTTGGACTCGTCCCCAACCTCTTGATTCACGGTCTTGGTAAGAAAGCGGGTCGTCCAAAGAAAGTCGGTGGTGCGATTCTCGGCAACCCAGACCCTTACCCCGTCCAGGGCAATTCCGAGCGTGTCGCTGGTCGTGGTCGTGGTCGTCCAAAGAAGGGTGGGGCAATTCTTGGTTGCGGTAAGGAGATGGTGGGAGAGAAGCAACACGACCTCCTCGCCATGCCTTCGGTTGTTCTTGCGAACGGCATTCCGCCCACGGCACAGTTGCGGGGTTCATACGGCGGTGGGAAACCTCGCTCCAAAGCAGAGAAGTCAGTGATGGACGCAGTCAGCAAGAAGTTGGGGAAGGGTAAGATTACGAAGGCAGAGAAGGACGCTCTGAAGTCCGTGGTGGAGAAGCATGGCGGTATGAACCTCCCTGGTATGACAGACAAGACGGGCGGTAAGAACCTTTCGGGTATGACGGATAAGACGGCTGGTATTGTGGCGAAGATGGGTTCAGGCGATGGTCGCAAGGCTCGTGCCGAG